TGTTACGTGGATTCGGAACCAAGACCTATCAGGAGTTTCTTCCTCTGTTTGCAGAAGTTCCGTACAGGTTTGTTGCCACTGCCACGCCATCACCCAACAGATACAAGGAACTGATACACTATGCCGGCTACCTTGGAGTGATGGATACCGGGCAGGCACTTACAAGGTTCTTCCAGCGTGACAGCACGAAGGCGAATAATCTTACCCTCTATCCCCACAAGGAGAAGGAATTCTGGTTATGGGTAAGTACATGGGCGTTGTTCCTCACCAAACCGTCTGATTTAGGTTATCCCGATACAGGATATGAGTTACCAGAGTTACGGGTACATGAAGAAGTCGTGAGTGTGGATAATTCCACTGCCGGAGCCGACCGTGACGGACAGGTGAAAATGTTCCGTGAGGCTGCTCTAGGCCTTGCTGATGCAGCTAAGGAACGTCGGGACAACATGCAGGAAAAGATTGCCCGTGTGGTAGAGATTATCAATCGCCCGGAAAACAAAGACGACCATTTCCTTTTATGGCATGACTTGGAGGCTGAACGTGAGGCACTCTGCAAGGCAATTCCCGGATGTAAGGCTGTGTATGGCTCGCAAGATGATGAGGAAGCCGACAGAGTGATAGCGGATTTCAAAGACGACCGTCTGAAATATCTGGCCGCCAAACCTGAAATGCTTGGTGAGGGTTTGAACTTCCAGTACCACTGCCACAAGGCAATCATGTTTATTGACTACCGTTTCAATGACAAGTTTCAGGCAATAGCCCGTATCTACCGATTTATGCAGCAGCATCCCGTAGACCTTTACTTGGTGTATGCCGAAAGCGAAGGTGAAATATTCAAATCATTCATGCAGAAGTGGGCGCAGCACCGCCAGATGGTAGCCAAGATGACCGATATAGTCCGCAAGAACGGTTTGTTCGGTTTGCAGGCAGAGGAAAAGATGATGCGCTGGATGTTCGCCAGTCGGGAAGAGAAGTCCGGCAAACTGTGGAAAGCTATCAATAATGACAATGTACTTGAATGTCAGAAGATGGAAGATAATTCAGTAGACCTGATTGTAACCAGTATCCCGTTCTCCAACCACTACGAATATACGCCTACCTATAATGATTTCGGGCATAATGAAGACAACGGCAAGTTCTTTGAGCAGATGGACTATCTCACCCCGGAGCTTATGCGTATTTTAAAGCCCGGCCGGTTGGCCTGCATCCATGTAAAGGACCGTGTACTGTTCGGCAACGCTACGGGTGACGGTATGCCCACCATCGACCCGTTCAGCGAAATGACAGTGTTCCATTATCTGAAGCACGGATTCCGCTACATGGGGCGTATTACAGTGGATACGGACGTGGTAAGAGAGAATAACCAGACTTACCGTCTTGGCTATACTGAAATGTGTAAGGACGGTTCAAAGATGGGTATCGGTTGCCCGGAATATGTTCTTCTCTTCCGAAAGTTGCCTTCTGATACCTCACGGGCCTATGCTGATTTGCCGGTGACAAAGAATAAGAGTGAATACTCGCTCGCCCGTTGGCAGATAGATGCCCATGCAAGTTGGAAATCATCAGGTAACTCTCTATTGAGCTATGAGGACATGAAAGGAGCCGGAATAGACAAGATACGCCATCTGTTCAGGAACTACGAACGCGAGCATATATATAACTACGAAGAACATGTATCATTCGCAGAGGAATTGGAAGCTTACGGAAAGCTGCCTAAAACATTCATGGCCGTTGACCCGGTGAGTAAGAAACCTTGGATATGGGATGATGTCACCCGGATGCGCACGCTCAATACCAAGCAATCGCAAAAAAAGAGACAGAATCACATCTGTCCCCTTCAGCTCGATATCGTTGAAAGACTGATTGGACGGTACTCAAACAAGGGTGAGCTGGTGTTTGACCCCTTCGGAGGTATCGGCACTGTACCTTATTGTGCCATCAGACTAGGACGTAGGGGGTTGTCTACCGAACTGAATTATGACTATTGGAAAGACAGCCTTTCATATCTGTATGAGGCGGAGATGGAAGTTAGCGCACCCACATTGTTTGATTTAATGGACAGTGCCGTATGAACATCTATCATACAGAACCCAGATTTGATTGTAGGAGATTCGCTCCATGCGGGCGCATCTCCCTGCACAAATGCCGGAAGTACAAAGGCAGATTGGATGAATGCAGGGGATGTACGCTTGTACGCCGTAAAGCCAAGACGGTTGCCGGTACGGAAGCCGGAAGAAAGGTTTGTCCGCATTGCGGACGTTTCCTTCCGCTCCACCGGTTCTATAACAGGACTGTCAGATATGAGGATAAGGAATACCGATGTCTCACCTCCTGGTGCAAGATGTGTATGGCAGAGGTACAGAGCGAGCGTAACAAGAGAAAATATGTTATAATATAAAATAGTAATACAAATGAAAGCCGTAATAAACAGAACAAAAGAAGGCGTTACAATTAACGCTGTAAGAATTACAACAAAAGAGGAAATGGATAGGTTAATAAAACAACTTTCTGAATTTCATATAGAAGAAAATTATCCAATGCAGAATCGGATTTTAAGTAAAAAAGAATACACCGTGCCCCATGTTAACGTGGAACACGGTTATGAAACAATGATTATCAGTTAATAAATCTATTTTCTCTAAACTGCATAATGTATCCACATTTTACACAATTTACACGTATGCAATTTATTGACGACTGTAACGCTGGATTTAGATTGCCATTCTCATCTTCGTGATAACTTATTATTTGAGATGGCTTGTTATACACGTCGAAAACGGAACATCCACAAATGGGACATTTTATCGTCTCCAATTTGGACTTGATTTTTTGAATTTGTTCTTCTGAATACATGATAATAAAATTAAAAATTTGACGTTACAAATATAAAAAATAAAAGGGGCATACAAAATATACATGATAAATTTAGAATTTGACACTTTGCTTTTTCATGTGTATGCCCCTTTATTTACATCGCATATAGGACAAATTGATAAATCGAAATGCGTATGAAGCAAACAATAGAAGAAGCAGCAAAGCAAGAGCTTATATCAAGCTATGCAATAGTAATTGAAGGTGAATTAGTCTATCAAAGGCAAGCAATGCTGAATATGTTTAAGAAGGGTGCCGAATGGCAGTCCAAGCAATCACCTTGGATAAGCGTTAAGGAACGCTTGCCGGAACCAAACAAGCTTGTTCTTTGCAGAATGGTATCAAATGGAGCGATTGTTAGTGGCTATATCGTTGTTTCACCCGGGAGATCGCCATACGTTGCGACAGACGGAGGATTTGAATTTGAGGATTGGAACGACTACGAATGTGACATGTGGATGCCAATCCCGTCTTTCGATGAAATATTAGAAGCCAACAGGGATGTACTTGAACGGATTAAACAGAAAGGAGAATAACCATGACCGAAGAATTTGTAACATTAGAAACAGCGAAACTGCTGAAAGAGAAAGGATTCAAGGAAGATGTATTTACTTTTTATGAAGTAGATTGCGTAGAAGGTGATATGATACTGTCTGAAACTTACGATGAATCCGAGAATTTCAATGAAAAAAATGATTGTCTTTCTGCACCTACACAATCTCTAGCCCAGAAGTGGCTACGTGAAACCAAAAACATTCATATATGTATATATAACTGTGCTTGTGGCTATGGATACGAATTATCTAAAGCTGACAATGGAACTCATATAGCCAGCTCTGCTTATAAAGGAACAAATGACGGAGGGGAATGGGATACCTACGAAGAAGCACTTGAAGCAGGATTACAGGAAGCATTAAAACTTATAGGATTATGGAAACAGCAGAAGTAATATTTAAATTTATCATTGCCTCATTAAATGTTTGTGCTTTGGTATTTACCTTAATCTTGGTAAGCAGGTGGCACAGACGCATGGAAGACAAGCTGGATAAGATAGAAAGATATGTCCGCCATGTGTCAGATCGTAACGATATTGTTTACATTAACCAACTCTCGGAATTGCAAAGACTGTTGATAAATGAGGAACGGTATGAGGAAGCCGATAAGATTGGGAAAATGATCAAAGATGAAGCAATTAAATTAGGAATAAGGGAATGAAGAATATTAACTTGAACGCCCTTCGTGATAGGGCTTATAAGACAGCCTGTGAGCACGGTTTCCACGATAAAGAACTGAGTGATGAACATCTTCTTTGTCTTATCATTTCCGAGCTTATGGAAGCTGTGGAAGCGGACCGAAAATGGAAACGTGCCGACATAGAATCTTTCAAGTCTTCTTATGAGGATGAAGAACCGCACGATGATGTCAATTTCAAGTATTGTTTTGAAAAATATATCAAAGATTCATACGAAGATGAATTAAGTGACACTGTGATTCGTTGCCTTGATCTTGTCGGACTGAAACAAATTTATCTTCCTACATTGGATAGTATAGATGCACCGGGATGGGATGAAGAGGATTTCAAAGAGCCTATTCCCGAATTTGCCTATTTCTTATGTCAAGAGTTGTTAGATGAATGTTCTCCGTTGGACATAAGGATATACAACGTTATAGAGCAAATATTTGTCTATTGTCGCTTCAACTGTATAGATATTGAGTGGTTCATTGAACAGAAGATGAGATACAATGAATTAAGACCTATGTTGAACGGAAAAAGATATTGAACAATATTATTTACAATTATATGTATTATCGCCCTATTATGGGTTGGCGATCTCACAATTACATTTAAGCCGTTTTCTATCTCGCTGCCCGGTTGGCATAAGGCTTTAGGTATCCTTCTATTTTTTCTGTCAATGGCGGTATATAATATAGGGGAATATACTAGAGGCTATAAACAAGGTTTCGATGATGGAGTAAAGAAATGTGTTGAAATACTTAAAAAGAAAAATCTATGAGCAAACTATATAAAGTAACCATTTTCGGGGAATCATTCCTAATCGGGTGGTTCCCTTTCTCTTCACACTGGTATAACAAACTAAAGATAATCAAATGATAGTACGTCATTTTATAAGAGTTCCGGTTGGAAGTACTGTCTATTGCGACAATCAGCCGGTTAAAATACTGGAGAAAGGATACGCCCTTGCTCTATGTGATGTCAATGGGAAACGGGTATATATCACCTGCTATGATTTGGAAAAGAAACCA